AAAATTCTACATGGCGCGGATTAATTCTGATCGCTACGGCAGCAGGAGTTAAGATCGAACCAGAACTCCAAGAAGCAATCCTTGTCGCGGGACTCGGCCTTGTTGGGTTAATCAATATTATCCGTAAGGGCTAATCATGGTTCCTAACTCCAGACCGCAACAAGCGAAGGAAAAGACCCTTGCTATGGTTATCCGTGCAGGGATTGAAGATCGCGTTGCGCTGGTAGGAATAAGAGGATACTACTCTGAAACATTTGCGCCATCCGGCAATCAAAGGGGAATTTATGATGATGCGATTATTTTATTATCCCCTTCTGTTCACGCTACGTTTAACGCTAATACCGATCCTTCTGTTTTCAAGAAAGGTATTGCGGTTCTTAAAACGGGCGTGCATCGCTTTCGTAAAGGGAATCATGGTATCAGTAAACCCGGAGGCGGCTATCCAGCGTTGCGACCTGCTAACGCAAAAGAAGAACTCCCTGTTACGCGAGATGGTCAGGGCGATTCGATGGGGATTGCGATAAACATCCACAAGGGCGGGTATAATACAACAAGTTCATTAGGATGCCAAACGATCTATCCTAGCCAATGGGACGGGTTCATAAATCTAGTCTACTCGGAAATGAGTAGATACAACCAAAAGACGATTCCATATTTACTTGTGGAAAACGCTTGACTAAACTTTAACTATCGTTAACGATAAAACAAAATTATGGGTAACTGCTCTTCAACTTCTAAATGCAATCCTTGCGGCCCAAACTACGATGCTATCAACCTGCTTGCTACTAAGACAGCAAGCTACGCTCGTCAGGCGAATACATATGCCACTAACGCCGAGAATAGCTGGCTTGAGTTCAACGCACTATACCTCGGAGCATTCGCAGTAGCCCCAACAGTAGACAACGAAGGTGAGCCGCTTCAGACAGGGGCTTTATATTGGAATAGCGCAAGCAATCAATTGTATGTATGGAATGGAACAATTTGGGTTCTTTCAGACTTCAATGAATTCACTCCATTCTTGGCTACAGGAACAACGACTGCAAGGAACCTTGTTACTCGCGCAGCTGATGTATTCAATGTTCGTGATTTCGGAGCAGTTGGTGATGGAGTTACTGATGACACCACTGCGATTCAAGCTGCTATTGATGCCGCCGATATGAAAGGCGGCGGAACAGTATATATTCCATATTCCAGCAATCCATATGCCTGCACTCAAACATTAACAATTGGAAGCAATACGGCATTAAGTGGAGAAGAAAATAGCCCTACATTAAAATGGATTTCTACACCAAATCCAACATTTTCATATCCCGGACAAATTACAGCAAACGCAAGAAGGGGAATCATCAATAAAGATTATGTTTCTGGAAATGAAAAAATTACTGTTAGAAATATTGTTTTCGACTTTAGTTTAATCGTTGGAGCAATTTCAGGAGCAAGGCAGGTTTTGTATTTTTACAATTGCAACTTTACATTATTTGATAATTGCCGAGTTTTTGCAGACGGAGCGATGATATGCAATGTTAGATCAACAAACTATACTGTATCTAACAATTTCTTTGATCAGGCAGGAACATATGCTTCTTCGGATGGGGTGATTGACCAATGGGATGGCTCACAAAACGGAACAATACAAAATAACATATTAGTATGTAAAAATTTAAGTCGTTGGGCAATACTTGTTACCGCAACTGATACTATTGGCAACCCATCAATTCGCCCGTGCAAAAACTTCTTTATCTCTAATAACAAAATTACAAACGCAGGACTCGCGGCAATTTCCACAATGGGTCGCATAGATGGATGTTTTAATGTTATTATAGATTCAAATTATATTGATGGAAATTTGTCTGATTTGTTTATATATGGAGCAATTGACATAAGGGCAAATAATAATGTAATTATATCAAACAATATAATTGAAAATACAACCAAATCTGGAATTCTCTTGGGAAGAGAAGGAGCAATCGGGTTTTATCCTTATCAGAATAATAATAATGTTACAATTATTGGTAATACATTAAAAAACATTAGCACATCCACCAGCTTTTATCCAATCCACTTATTTTCTCCTATAGTTGACAAAATAAATGTTGTTGGAAATATAATTGATGGAGGTTCTTACAATTATGCAATATTTGAAGATGCTGGAACAACTGTTACAGATTATTCATTCTTTGCCAATAAAATTACTAATGGTTCTTTAGCTCCGACAAACAATTCTAATCTTAACGACATTACATTTTATGCAAATGATGGTAATATCGGAACAACAATAAGATCATCCGTAAATAATTCATTAAATTCAACAAGTCAATCATTTTTTGATAATGGAATTAACTTCTTAAATAGTTCAAATAAAAGTGTATTTTTAATATATCATCAACCAACAGATGTAAATAGAGTTCAATTACAATCAAGCATTGCTACAACGTCACCAACAATAGTAGTTGATGGCGACGACACAAATTTAGATTTAAAATTAATTTCAAAAGGAACAGGCAGAATTAGATATGGAACCCATGTTGCAAATGCTGACGCTCCAATATCTGGGTATATTGAAATAAAAGATGTAAATGGAAACATTCGTAAACTTGCAGTAATTTCGTAATATGAACTGGAAAATTACACAAATCAAAACACTTGATAATCCAGAAACTGGAACAATTGTAAACGCATCCTTTTCAGTATCTGACGGAACATCTACAATTGAAAGCGATACCAACTTGCTTCCAGCAAACGCAGAAATATTTGTTTCTTTAGAAAATACAACCGAAGAACAATTGGTTCAATTGGTGAAAGACGCCTTGGATTTTGGTGTGATAGACGAGAACTTCAGCAATGTTAAAAACTATGAACGACTTGTTGAAAACAAAACAAAGGAATCTCAAACACAACCACAAGTAACACCACTTCCTTGGGCATGAAAATCGAATTTAACGAACAGCAATTGCAAGTATTGAATGCAGCATTGGCAGAAATTCCATACCGCATGGCAGCACCGCTGATTCAACATATCAACCAGCAAATTCAAGAACAGCAAAACGCAGAACCAAGCGGACGAACAGGCAACGCATATCCCAAAGAAAAATACGAACCATGAGTAATTGTATCCCATGCCCACCCTGCGAAGGTGACGAACCGCTCGTCTGTGAACCATACGGAACCGTAACCACGGGCAACCGAGTAATGGTGGAAGACGATGCATTCTGCACCAAAACTATCGCCAACCCATCAGTTCCTTCTACCTTATCATGGGACAACGGAGTCAAGTGGCTGGCCGCGCAAGGATGGCAGGCTATCACATCCACGCACTACGCTAAATCTGGAGAGAAGTTATCAGTTAATTCCGTGACTGGGCCATTCAGTATTATCCTTCCGCAGAATCCCGCGCAGTTTGAAGAGATCATCTTAGCAGACCACTACGCAAGCTGGGGAACAAACAATGTTACGATCAACCGGAATGGATCATTGATCGAGAATTTGGCTGAAGACTTGGTTCTAAACACAACTTGGCCGAATCAAATCATCCTTCGTTTTGAGGGATCAACTTGGAGGGTTTACGCAATCATATGACATTATCATCTGTAATTCAAAAGCGAACAGTCTTTGGTAAAGACGGACAGTTCACGGGAGTCGTTAATGCTGTTGGAACGAAAAGCAAAAACACAACTCCTGATAGTTATGTGCAGAATGAGATCAACTCCAATGATGAAGTTGTGTTTCTTCTTGCTGCCAGCGGAACAACAAATCAATGCGAGGTTAGGGCGCAGACTGATCACCCAATTTCATTCTTGGTAAACGCTCAAGAGAAAGTTAAGATAAATCGTGGATTTACAAATGATAATGCTGCAGAAGTTAGGATTCTTGGATCATCTGGATACATTGATATTCATAATGCTCTTAACGCTGGATCATGGAATAATATAGTCCAAGCTGGAGACAAAGCAGTAATCTTTAGTGATGGAACTGAATCTACAGGTAACTTTGTAATTGCAGCGCATCGGCCTTCAACTCTTATCGCAAAAGGAATTAGAATGGAAGGATCGACTGGTGATATTGGTATCCATACATCCAATCCAGAAAGACCACTTCATGTAACTGGAATCGTTCGTTTGTCTGGACTTAATACATACGCTAACAATGCTGCTGCGATTGCTGGCGGGTTAGTTGCTGATGATGTTTACAAAACATCTACTGGAGAACTCCGCATTGTAGTCTAAAAATTTAATACTATGTCCTGTCGTTCCAACTACGATCCCTGCCTTGATGGAAAACTAAACCAGATTGGAAGCTATGCTGCTGCCGCAAGGTCAAGCGCACAGAACTCCGCTGCAAGCGCAGAGCAGTCAGAAGACTTCTCTCAAGCATCAGCAACAAGCGCAAGCCAGTCAGCTACCAGTGCAACAAATGCTGCTAATAGTGCTACAAACTCTCAGAATAGCGCAAATAATTCAGCGAATAGCGCAGCAGCGAGTGCAGCACTATTTGCAAGTGCAACTTCGTCTAATACACCAAATACTATTGTTAAGCGTGATTTAAATGGATCGTTTGCTGCTGGTGTTATTACATCTGATGGAATACCTTTTGGTAAAGGAGGTGGAACAATATCTTCAAACACTGCTATAGGAATTAACGCATTAACCTCCAACACAACTGGAAGTGGAAACACTGCAAACGGAGAAAATGCTTTAACTTCAAATATAAATGGCTCTTTTAATACAGCAATTGGATCACTTTCATTAGAATCAAATACTTCTGGATTATCAAGTGTAGCTATTGGAAGATCTGCATTAAGAGTAAGTAATGGAAGCTCAAATACAGCAGTTGGGGTTACTTCTCTTAGAGAAAATACTACTGGACTTGAAAATACAGCAATTGGTTATCAATCTGGATATTCAAATATAACAGGAATTAAAAATACAGCTATTGGAAAAAATGCGCTTTTTGCAAATACATCATTTTCAAATTGTTCTGGATTGGGGAATGATTCTGATGTTACAGGCAGCAATCAAGTCCAGCTTGGAAATTCTTCAACTACAACTTACGCTTATGGTGCAGTTCAAAATCGTTCTGATATTCGTGATAAAGCAGATGTGCGTGATACCGAACTTGGTCTTGAGTTCGTAAATGCACTTCGACCTGTTGATTTTAAGTGGGATATTCGTGAAGATTATCGCCAAGAAGCACAAGAACCACCACCTGAAGATGCCTCAGATGAAGAAAAAGCAGCATATGAAGTAGCAAAAGCTAAATGGCTTGAAGATGTAAAGCTATCCAACATCATTCACAATGGGTCTAAAAAACGCAACCGCTACCATCATGGCTTGATCGCGCAAGAAGTTAAAGCAGTTATTGATGCAAAAGGAATTGATTTTGGAGGATTTCAAGACCATTCCCTCAAGGGCGGTGACGATGTTCTATCTATTGGTTACAACGAACTGATTGCTCCCCTTATCAAGGCAATCCAAGAACTTTCTGCTAAAATTGAAATTTTGGAATCTAAATAAAATTAGATAATGCCAACAGAAGGATCAGTATTTGATGGATTCACAAGTATCATCGCGCAAGACGCAGATACTCACCCATCGTATTTACCAGAGTCTGTAGTATCAGAGTCGGTTAATAGGACATTCCGAGGCGGCATTAACCGGACAAGGCCAAGCATTCGGAATATCCCGATTATCGCTGGAGACGGAGAGCCTGAGACTATCGTTAACAATATTCTTGGTGGTAGCTTCCAAGGTGCGTATCCATATCGTGCGACCAACTTCAGAACCAGCGATGGGATTCTGCTATCGGTATCTGGGATTATCTACTTTCTGAAGATGGTAAACAACCGAGCATTCGCCTACAAGATCATTGAAGGCAATGATCCGGGCATGATGCACACATGGTTCGTGCAAGCTGAAGATCGGGCGTATATCCAAAATGGCTACCAAAATGCAATAGCATGGGATGGAGTATTAGGAACGCTGACAGCAAGTGAAATCCAAAACGGAGACTACTGCGAGATTGTATCGGTCGGAACTACAAACTTCACATTGATCGGCGCACCATCCAATACGATTGGAGTTAAGTTCACAGCAGTCATCACAGACACTCAAAAGGGAACTGGGACAGGCACAGTCAAACTACCTGCCTACCGACTGAATCCATACTTGGCAAAAATGCCGATTGGAACAATCATGGAGTATGCCTTTGGGCGTGTGTTCGTAGCTGATAAGTTTAATCAAATTTACGCATCTGACATCATCTATGGCGGTGGGTTTACCGATACCAAGAATACGGAGAACTTCACAGAGATTGGATACTGGGCAGAAGGCGGGGCGTTCTCGACTCCAGCCATGATGGGGAATATCACGGGGATGAAGGTAATGCCACAGATTGGAACCAACCTCCGTGGACAAGGTGAACTTGTAGTCCTCACTGGTAACGGAGCATTCTCGATGGATGTATCTATCCCAAGAAGCCAATGGAATACCTCAAACATCCAGCGCATCTCATTGCTTGGGCGAGGATGCACATCGCCATACCTTGGACTCGCTAACTCTGAGCTTTGGTTTAGATCGCACGATGGTTGGGCATTCTACTCCAACAGCCAATCTGAATTTGCGCGATACTTCTCGCTTCGTAAACTTTCAAGGGAAGTGAACAAGTGGGTAGAGAACGATACTCCATGGATGAAGCAGTTCGCTTCTACAATGTTTTTTGATAACTACATCATCAGCACAGTATCTCCACAGACCTACCGAGCAGAAGGTGTAGAAGGACTGAACAGGTATCATAGGGGAATGGTGGTTCTTGACCTTGACCAATCTTCTTCACCCGCGCCAGACGCACAGCTTTCTTTCCGATGGAATGGTATTTGGACGGGCATCAGACCAACTCAACTTCTATCTGCATTGATCCAAGGTGAGAAGCGTGGATTCGGATTCTCATTCGACGCAGATAACAAGAACCGACTTTACGAGTTCACAATATCCCAAGGCGACGACTACGGGCCGAATGGAAGTAGGCAGATTGAATCCTTCTTCACAACTGGTAGGTATGATTTCAACCGAAGCGGGGCTACCAACAAGTTCCTCCGTAAAAAGATCACTGGTGGAGAAATGTGGATGAGTGAGATTAAAGGGGAAGTAGATAGCTATGTCGATTTCCGCGCTGACTCTAATCCTTGCTGGTCACAACTGAAAGTGCCTACGACATTCGGATGTAATCCATGCTCACCAGTAGTAACTGAATGCTTCCCACAACGGGGCGGCAATCGTTACAAACGCTACAAGTTTAACACGCCTGACCCAAGTGAGTGCAATGACTTGGCAGGCATTCCAGCGGTAGAGGGAAGCGAGTTTCAGATCAAAGTGAACCTAACCGGAGCAGCTACAGTTGACCGAGTAAGGTTAATGGCAAACATCAAGAACAACGATGACTCTCCAGTTGGTGACTGCCCAGAAGAAAATCAAGAGTGTGAACCATTTTTGTGTTGCCAAGAGAAATATTGGCAATACAATATCGTGAATTAATTCAATGGACAATCAATCTTCGTCTCCAGCACTTACGTTTCCAAATGTCCCAGATGACTTCTGTCCAACTGGTAACTGGCAAAGTGTATTTCAGCAATTTATTGATGAAGTTCTAACTAATGGAACGATCAATGTTCCGGGGTTGGGCGATGTAACTCCAGCGCAAGTTGCTCAAATCAACGAAGACCTTGCTGACCAGCAGAGTCAGATTTCGGCGAACACAACAAACATTGCCAATCTTACTACGCAGGTTAATGCTATTCCTGTCATTAAAGCGCGTTATGGTAATATCGGCAGCGTTCCTGTTGGTGACTCTATTCAGACTGTATCGTTTGCTGCATTGCCTTCCGCGACCTACGGAATTTCTATTACACCTAATTGTAATGCAACAATTGGAACTTCTGCTACACCATTGTTTGCTTTGGTTGATGGCAGCAAGACAACTACAGGATTCTCTATCCGTGTAGAAAACAACCTTTCTCAAATAACAAGTGTGGATTGGATGGCGGTTCACACTTCGTAATAAACAAGCCATAGAAAAACTAAACATATGACACCACTAAAAGGAACAGACCCACGTCTAGTATCAGGCGGCTCACCAACTCGCGGAATGATCCGTGAAGGTATGGGCAATATGAACCCGCCTAACACTGGCAAGAATCCATACTCCAGCGCACCGCTTCCAAAATCTGGCAAGCCCGTTGGCGGAAAATAATTATCGTTACCGATAAAAATGGTATCCGTAGACGATAGCTATTGCACGTCCACTCTGGATCGCAAGCGGAAACGCGGCGATACCAGAGAGGATGGCTATCGTTTCTCTGGATATTCAAAAAAGAAAAAAGCTGATGGTTCAATAGCTGTGTATGAGCATTGGAGTTCTCCTGCTGCATTTGAAAAAAATAATGAACTAATGCGAAAGCTGGCAAGAGAAAGACAAGCGCGATTAAGGCAAAATCCAGAATATCTAAAAAAGCAATCTGAATATGAAATCCAAAGGAGAAAGAGAATTGGATATAAAGAAAAACATAATCAGTATTGCAGGAATAAACTATTAAATCCAGAATATAGAGAAAAAAGAAACGAGTATTTGCGTCAATATTACAAGGGAATAAATGATCCAGTTAAAAAATTAAAAAGGCATTTACACGCTGTGATGGGTCAAGTATTCAAAAATAAAGGAATAAAAAAAGATACCAAAACAGAAAAAATATTAGGATGTTCTTTTAGCTTTTTTAAATCATATATTGAAGCCAGATTCCAAGATGGTATGTCGTGGGAGAATAGATCAAGTTGGCATCTCGATCACATAATTCCATTGGCTACAGCAAAAACTAAAAAAGAACTTATCAAATTAAATTATTATACAAATTTTCGCCCACTTTGGGCAAAGGATAATTTGTTGAAATCAGATAATTTACTTGAGGAACAATTAAACTTAATCTAAGTATGGCTGACACATTAGAAGAAATGGTTGAGTTGATTAAGGGATTCGTGGGTGACAGTGGGACTTGTTCGTATGAACGTGGAGTTAAGGCTGTTAATCAAGCGCGTAGATTGTTGTGGAATAAAAAGGCTTGGACGAGCCAAGAGGAGTATGTTCAAATTTGTTGTGCTGATGGGTGTTTTACTCTTCCAAGTAGGTATGAACAAATAAAGTTGGCATGGATAGGAAACGATTCCGTTAGTTTGAATGAGGAATGGTTCAATGCGACGAACGCCTTTGCTCTGCAAGCAGGGAACTCATGCCATAGAGGAATTGTAGAAGTAGGAGGGCTTCATGTTCTATTCCGCGACTACACAACGCATCCATACCAAATCGGGGTAATGGCCGAGGAAGCTGAAGACATCGGCGTAGAGTTGATGTTTGAAGCACAAGACCAGTATGACACCTACCACAAGGTTAAGGTGACTACTGCCAATCCTCCAACGCTGGCGAAGTCCGATCTTCTTGTAAAAGGGATTCGGTCAGTAACCAAGCCAGTAACTAAAGGCAGGATTCGCGTGTATGCCTACGACACGGCATTGGAAGCAAAGACGCTGATAGCAATCTATCAACCGAACGATGCTAACCCAACCTTCCGTCGATTCAAAGCACCAAGAACGTGCGAGTGTATTACTCTTTACGCATCGAAGAAATACTTTGATTTGACCGACCCAAAAGAGTTGGTTGAGTTCATTCCAGATGCGATGATCTATGCGGTTCTTGCATTGAACTCGCGTGAGAATCGTAAAGCGCAAGAGTTCTTGAGTAACTTGGCATTGGCTGTGCAGGAGCAAGAGAAAGAGATGGAAGGTTTAGAAATCCCAACTGCCGCTCCAATCCGCTTTGCTAACTATAGTCGAGCAGAGAACCTAATCGGTTCTGATTTACTTTCACCATCACCCAACGATTACTTTCTTTACCGATGACTTTAACGATTCCAGACAAGATCGACGCAAAGAGCGTAATTGGGTATGGTGATCCAAACTACGAGCTAAACTTGATGGACTTGGAGATTCTAAAACTACCTCCAAGGGAATGTCCGTTGATTCATAGGTTCACGCCGGGAATGTATATTCGGGAAATCTATATGCCGAAGGATACGATTCTCACAACTTTGCTTCATCTGACAACGCATCCTTTTTTTATTATGAAAGGTGATGTGACTGTCTGGTATCATGGTATCCCTGCCCACCGCTACAAAACAGGCTACAGCGGCATCACGGAAGCAGGAACAAGGCGTTTGCTGGCTACTCACAAGGATACAATCTGGACTACTTGTCACGTCACAGACTTAACTGATCCAGACGAAATTATTGACAGCATCACTTCAAGAGACTTTAATCCCCACATCGCCAAGGAAGACCCAAGGGTGCAGAAGTGGCGGCACAACCGAACCGACTTAATCAAATGAGATTTCTTTTACCAGACCATTTAGGCAACGATAAACATTCGCAGATGTTTCATACCAGCGGATTCGCTATTGCGGCTGGTGTAGTTGCTGTAGGTGCAGCAGCAGGTTCAGCAGCTATCTCCATGTCAGCAGCAGATAGGGCAAAGAAAGCTCAAGGTGCAGCGGCAAAGCAATTCAAAAAGCAACAGAGAAAAGCTGTAAAGGGATTTGAACAAGGACAGCAACAAGTCCAAGGAATGATTAGTGAAGTCAAAGCTCCAGAGTATAACCTTGGGGCAATGATCGGTGATGCTGGTCAGATTTCAGATTACTATCGTCAACAACAAGAAAAGTTTTTGCCCGGAGCAGCACAGCAACGGCAGCAAGCTCAAGGGCAAATCGGACAAGCAATGGATGTTATTTCCAACTATCTTCGCGGAGAAATCCCACAGGATGTTAAGGATCAAGTTATGAGAAGCATTGCTGAGTTTGGCGGCGCAGGATTTAATGCAGCAACAGCAGGCCGAACAGGTGGGTTTCAAGCAGCGGAAGGATTAGTCCCAAGACAAATTTTAGAAACTTCTCTTGGCATCCAAAGACAAGGATTGGCAGCAATCCCATCTATCCAAGGCACAGCACAGAACTGGCAGCAATTGGCGCGAGCATTCACAGCAGAACCACTTGATGTAGGAAGACTACAACTTGGTTATCAAACAGCGGGAGCAGAAGTCGGATTGCAGAAAGCTAAGATGACATCTGATATGTTCTCTAACATCTACAATGCTCAGTCTGGATTGGCTACGCAAATCTACGGAGCGAATAAAGAGAATGCTGCCGCAAGTTACGCAGCACAGCAAGCAGTCGGTCAAGGTGTCTCTGACATTGGACAGGCTACCTCTGGCGCGTTGAGTGGAATGAGCTACGCATCAGCGGCTAAACAAGGATTGGGCGGTGGATTGGCTAATTATGCCGCGATGGGTGGATATGGTAGTCCTCAACAAGCAAAACAAACCGGAGCAGCGTATAATCCATACGGGAACTATGGAAGCACTATAATTTCTTAATATGTCTATCGCAGAACTCATAATGCAGGGAACCAATCGCGCATCGAACTCTACCGCATGGGTTGGAGATTCTTTGGCTAAACTTGGTCAGAATGTAGGGCAGGCATTGGCTCAACGCGAGCAGCAGAAGCAAGCGCAGGAGATGCTACCTATGTTTCAGCAGAGTATGCAGGAGTCAATGCAGCTTGCTGGACAAGGACAATCTGGTGAGGCGTATGCGAAGTTGATGCCATTCTTGACTGATCCATCAATTGCTCAAAATCCGTTTATGATGCCAGCATTGGAAGCTGGAATAAAGATGAATCAAATTGCAGCGGATGACTTCTTGAGGAAGAGTCAGATTGATGCTTACAATACACGCACCACTGAAAAAGCCAGTCAAGGTTTGGATAATAGACAGGTTTACACTCCAGAAGAAAGAGCGAGAATGACATTGTTGGGGCAAGCACCTCCAGACATGACGTATCCAGATCAGAATTTAATTTCTGATACAACAGCAGTATCGCAACCCATGGCACAAGGACAAACCGTAATGCCTGCAAATCAATTGGGTTCAACGACAATTGTAGAGGCTCCACTTACACAAGAAACTACAATGCAAGAAGAGGGTGGCACTACTGAAATGACATATAAGGGGCCGCAAGTAAAAGCAGTTGAAAGCATGGCTGCATCTATTCAATCGCCGCAATACAAAAAAGCTCTTTTAAATTCTATCAAGAATCCAGCACCTCCAGAACAAGTTGCTTCATTTAAACAATTTTCAAATCAATACAATTCACTTCCAGAAGATGGCAAGATGGCAGTGATGCAAGATTTGTCTATTGTTTTTGATTCAGATAAAAACTTTGAAAAAAACAAACCACAATTAGGAAAGAATTTTTATCCGCTTAAACCAGAGCAAAGCAAGGTAATTGGAAATAATATTACTGGAATAATTCTTGAACCTGTAACTGAAGCAAAGTCAATGACTGCTGGCGCAAAATCCGACTCAGTTACTTTTGGAACAAACAAAGAAGATATTGATAAATATCAAACCATATTTACTTCGGCTGCGACTGAATTGGCAGAAGGTAAACTTGGAAAGTTTTTGAAAGAAAATGGTGGTGTGTTTAATACAACATACACAGAAACACCATCAGAAGTAATTCCAACCATAGGAACACCATCTGGAAAAACAACAATACCAAGTAAAGTTATTCTTTATCAAAAAAATCTTGATCCTAATGACAAGAAAACTCCACTCATAGAACTTAGTGGAGGACAACTTGCTGCATATAAACAAATCAAAGACTCTCCAAGTAGGTTGCAGCAATTGAGAGCGGGAAATAGCAACTCTTCATTTGTTCGTATCGCGCCAACTGGCCCAACAAGAGGAGCAGCTAAACCAGTGTCACAAATAGCAACGGTAAATACTTCATTTAATTTTGTAGAAGAAGCAGAGGCTTCTGGCTTGCCAAAAGGAACGATGATTACTATAAATGGTCGTAAAGCAAGGATCGACTAATGGCTATTACATTTTTAGATGAAGAACCAACGGGAAGAAAGATCACGTTTCTTGATGAAGAAACAAAAGAACCAGTAGGCACTTCTATTGGTCAAGAAATCTCTCAACTTCCAGCGGCACTCAAGCAATCGTTTGGTCAACCGTTTGAGTCTATGGGAGAGACGGCACAAGTTGCTGGATTCCCCGCAGTAGCTACGGCATTGAAAGGTGCAATTCAAGAGCCAGAAGGCTATGTTTCTGCTGGTCAAAGGTTCATGGAGCCACAAGAAGGCGAGTTTCAAATTGCAGGGTTTGCTCCTCAGTATGCACCGAGAGCTATCGCTGAACAGACTGGTCAGATTATTGGCAGTATTGGGACTCGTATTGCTGGTGCAGTTGCTGGCGGTGGACTTGGTGCATTGATAAGTCCCGCTACTGGCGTTGCAGGCGCAGCGGTAGGTTCATTCGCAGGCCCAGCATTGTTTGAAGCAGCACAGATCGTTGGGCCAGTTGCCTTGGAACGAGCAAAGAACAATGGTTATGCAGAACCTACCGATAAGGATATGGCTTATGCAGTGGCTACTGCCGCTGGTTCTGGTTTGCTAAATGCGTTTGGCGCAAAGTATCTTCCGGGTGGTGAGAAGGCAGTTGGTTCATTTGCTAAACGACTTGCGGCATCTTTCATTGGTGAAGGCATTCCAGAGGGATTGCAATCTTTTACTCAACAAGTTGGTGAGACTATAGAAACTGAAAAAGGAATACAGGTTAATCCTAAACAAGCTATCGGTGAAGCATTGATTGGTGGCGCGGCAGGCGCAGCAGCTACCACTATCGCTGCACCATTTACTCCAGAGCAAATCGCAGAAGCTAAGATTACCGAGAGTGCAAACAAAGAAGCTGAAAATCTTTTTATCGGAAACGATAATCCACAGGGTAAGGCAGTGCTGGCTAACAAGCAAAAGTTAGAACAAGAAATCGCGGATACCAAGCAAGTCCTACAAGCTATCGAATCAACTGATCCAATAGCACAGAAGCTGAAGCTGGAACTAAAAGAGAAAGAAGCCATCCTCGCGGCAGCACAAGGCCAAGTAGATAGTATCGTTGAATCTGCTGATCCAGTAGCAGAAGCAGAGAAGCAGCAGATTGAATTAGCGAAAGCGATTACCACGCCCGCCGAGCCAACTGTCAACCAACAGTTGACAGTTCAACCTCCTCAGGCCGCACCAGAGCTAATACAAGATGGGGTGATTAGAACTCCGCTAAAAGGAATTACTGGCTCGCAACAAGAGCTGGACGATAAGGCTCTATTCAAGAATCAAATTTTATCACTTCCAGATGGAACCATAATAGTAACCGATCCCGATGTTACTGGGCAAACGCAACAGGTTCGCGTATCAAAAGTCGGAGACAAGACATGGCTTGAGGACATAAATGGAGAAAGAACAATTTGGAAGCCGGGGCAAAACGAGGGGACGATTCTTGACATGAGGGGCGGGATAATAAAACAACCCGCCGCACCAGTAGAACAAGTAGTCACGCCGCCAGTAGAGGTTGCACCAGCACCAGCTATCGAAGAAGAACCAATGTCTGTCAGCGATGAAAAAGAATTCGCTGAACTTAACGACTTGATAGAAAGAAAAGGGCAAGCGGAGAACAAAGTTCGTGGAGTTAAGTTCACGAAACAAGATCAGTCTCGCTACCAAAATCTTGTAACAAAATTCAGAGATCGGTTAATTGAAACAACAGACCCTAAAAATGATCCTGTAGTTGGAACCGATATAAACGGAACTCCAATACAGCAATCAAACAAAGGAACATTTTACACATTTGAAAATGGAAGAGTAAGAACAGGCCCAGCTTTTTCAGAATCAACGCCATCACCAACCATTGCAGAGGCCGCGACAGTTGAGCCAATCACTCCCGCACCAGTCACCGAGCAAGCTGCACCAGCTCCCGCGCCAGAGGTTTCCGAAATAACAACTGAGTCACTTGGCCTTAAATACACTGAAACAGTAAGTCGTATGTTGGGATGGGAAAAAACCGCTCAAGATTTTGTTGATATTTATGGCTCTGGTGGAGCGCAAATAGTGGAGAATGCAGCGGCGTATGTCATTTTGAGAAGTGCGGAACAAGTTGGATTTACTTCTCCAAGCATGGTTAAACGCGCTAAAGACATTAGAAAAATACTCCGCAAACAAGGATATAAAGTTACTGATCCAACCAAGCC